AGTCTTTTACCACTTCGCCATTTTCGTCAAATACAGCGGCTTTCACTTTCTCTGCTGCCTTCTCTGCTGCATCCAGTTTCTTGTATGGTTTGTTTTTTTCTCTGTCGAATGTTTCGCCCATGAAGTATTCCATCGCGCTTCCTCCTTCTTATTTTGCTGTGATGTATTTTGCATTTACATAGCCGTACTTCTTGCCCTTTTTTCCGTCAATGTAAATGTAATACCACAATGCGCCGTTCGGTGCTGTTGCACTTCCGCACACTCCGACTTCTGTGTTCTGCTCAATGCAAGGATATGACACAAGTTTGTCAGCGTTCGGATCAGGCTGCTTTCTGACATTCAATGCACCTGTGTTCACATATCCAGTGAATGTCGCTGTCTTTGCTGTTCCGTATGGTACAGCTGGATTATTGCCTGATCCGTTTCCTGAAGATGTACTTCCTGAAGATGTACTTCCTGAAGATGTGCTTTTCACATTGCAGCCGTTTTCAAGTGCCATGATTGTGTGTTTGCCTGCTGCCACTGAAATGTCGCCAGTCATAAGATTGTCGCCTGTATCTGTGTACTTGCTTCCTGTTAGTTTTTCAAACTCTCCTGTCGCCATAATAGCATTGACCATGTTGCCTGTGTAAATATCTTTTGACACGCTGATTCCTGCGCATTTAAGCACTGGCGACATCATCGCACTGCAATCAGTTTCGCAAGGTGTATTCAATGCTGTTGGATTCCAGCCGACCTTTTCAAGTTCTGTGTACAGTGAAGTTCTGTGTCCCTGACAGTAGCCGACTGCATCGTTGTCGCATAACTGCTTCATTGCTGTTGCTGCCTTTGCTGCCTTGTTTCTGTCCTTGAAACGAAGAACGACTGTCTGTCCGAAGTTGTACCAGTTCCCTGTTCTTACCTCGCGACCTGTCTGATCGCCCTTCTGTCCTCCTGTTGCTTTTCCCTTTTCGTCAATACTAGCCCATCCGCATAATGTTCCCATGTTCTTTTCCTCCTGTTAATCTGTTAATGATGTAATGATGACGCAGCCGATCACGAAGATATAAAATATCAATACCAGTGGGGCTGCTAATGATACCACGAAGGCGATCAGGAATGCTTTTAATATATACCCGATCCAGTCCTTCGCTGTTGGCGGCGGTTCAACCTCTGCGCCGTGATGTTTCGCTTCTTCCTTGTCGATCTCAACGCCTGCGATCAGCAATAGCATAATGATGACTACTGTCGCCATGAAGCAGATCGCGTATGATGTAATGTAAGCATGTAGCATTCCTTTTGACCTCCTGTCTTTTTATTCCGTCTGTATCTTCTGCACCTGAAGCGCAGCTGCTACCGCTGCCGCTTCTCTTTCTTCAGGCGGTGTGACCGCTTCAGCTGCTTTCTGGTTCTTCTTTTTAAGTTCATTCAGTTCATCGACCGCTGTTTCAATTAGATCGTCAATCATGTCTTTACTGATCAGCCCTGCTGATATGTATTCAGTCAACTTCTGCTGTTGTGCCTGAATCTGTTCCCACACCCATGACTTCTTGATTGTCCCAGTGCCGCTTCCCCATTCCTTTTCTGCCTTTGATACAATCGACAGAAGGCTTTTTTCAACCAGTTCCACGACTTTGTCTGCCTGCTCCTGAAGCTGTTTCTTTTGGTCTTCCTTTGACTGCTTCAGGAAGTTTCTGACCTTGATCCCGATGCCTGCCACAATCGCAATGATTGTCAGGATCATCGGCAAATTATCATAAATTGTTTTTAATATTAAAGCTGCATTTTTCATCCGTTCGCACCGCCTTCCTCATTTTCACTTTCCTGCTTTCCTTTTTTGATTTTCTGCCAGTTCTCAATTCCTGCCTTAATCATGTACCCGAACACACCCATGCGAAGCACTTCAGATGTTTCGCTGATCAGTGTGGTCAGCACTGATGTGTCTGCGAAGTGCCAGATCGCTATTACTGAAAACAGTTCAATGATGATGTAAAGCAGCACGCAGACAACCACAACTTTTTTTGAAAACTCCATGATCCAGCTTGTCAGTGACTTCTTGCGTCTTTTCTTCCTTCTTGCTGGTATTGTATAGCTGTACTTCTCCACGCGCTTTCCTCCTGTTACTCTTCGATGTACTGATGTGGGTGTGATTCATCAATGATCTTGTCAATTCTATCCACACGCTTGTGAAGCTGCTTCAGGCTTTCTGATGCCCTGATGTAATACTCCCTGATCTCTTTCATTTCGTTTCTGTATGATCCCATTTCAGACTTCACTTCGATCATAGTATTCTGAATGTTTTCCAGTTTGGTCAGGATCGTTGCATCCTCTCTGGCTTCGTCCTGTGTGTCCTTCTTCACGTTTCTGTTGCGTGTGCTGATTCCGAAGAAGATTGCAAACGCAATCGACACGCCTGAAAGTAACAATGATACTTCAATAGTCATTTTCTTTTTCCTCCGTCAAATATAATTGCGAAGTGCTGCTTCGATTGCATCGTTTTCGTCTTCTGCCCTTTTGCGCTTCCCGAATAGATCGTCAAGCCTGTCTGTGGCTTCGTCCTGCGTCTGTATCGCTTCGATTCCATGTTGCGCCATTATTTCTGCCTGTTCCCTGACAATGTCTGTCAGAAGCGTATTCACGGCGCACAGCCTGTCGATCAATTCAATCTGCGTCATTATTCTTCACTGGCTTCATACTCTTCGCCAGTAATTTCCTTGTATTCTTCCGCTGTGATGCCCTTGCCTGCTCTTTTCTTATTCAGCGCAACCCAGCCTTTCAAGGTGTCCTTCGTGATATAGTCCTTGTCCCATTTATCCTTCAGGGTGTCGAACTTCTTACTGTGTACCTTTTCGGTTGTTTCTGTGACTGTTTCAGTCGTCTTTGTTTCTACCATGTCTTATTCCTCCATCATTTCCTGCATCATTGCCATGTTCATTTCGATTGCTGACATTGACTGCATGATCATCTTTGTTGCTGGACTTTCAAGTTCTGCCTGAAGTCTTGCATATTCTTCCTGTGTCATAGTTCTTTCGCTGTACACATAGACAGTGCGGTCTTCCTCTCCGTCAATGCCCTTCCTGATCTTCTCTGCGATGCTCTTTCGCTGATAGACCACTGTCGGACTTGATGTCGTGTCCCACTCTGTCGGCTTGTCCATGCTTTCTGACTGATACCATTCTGACATCATTGTTCTTCACTCCTTTCTTTGAATGCTTGCTGACTATTCTTTTCAGTTTCTTTATATTGACATATGGTTTTATGTGATCTTCATAAAATCCATAAGTGTCCGTGTGTGTATACCAGCCCATTGATGACAGCATTGCTGAAGCATCGTACCAGTTTATTTTCTCTTTCTTTGAAAGTTTATGCGCCTTCTTCGTGCTTCGCTTCAGGATTGACTTGCGAAGTGTTGTGCGGTTGTAATGAAATACAAATCCCATGAAGTCAAGTGCGCGTCCTCTGGTCTTCGGTTTCTCTTTTCCTGTCCTTTTGTCAATGACTGGCGGTGCTTTCCTGTCGGGATATTCAAAACGAAACACTTGCCAGTTGCATTTGATTTTCTGGTGCATTTCGTTCTTCAGATACGCTTCCATTGTTTCTTCCAGCCTGTGAAGTTTCTTCTTGTTCCTGCCAGTTGCAACAATGTCATCTGCATATCGTATATAATGATCAACGCCGCCCAACTCTTTCCAGTCTTCAATAACCTTGTGATCGAATGTTTTAAAATTCAGCTGTGTGAACCATTGCGAAGTCACAAACCCAAGCGGAAGCCCTGACAAAAATTCTGCATCTTGCCACTGTTCGTCCTTGATCCATCTGTCGTCAAATTCAGGCGGTTTCAGTGTTGCTTCATGCTCCATGACTGTGCAACATAACCTGACGAACTTTTCGTCTTTTATGACATGCTTCAGCTTTTCTTCTATCACATGAATGTCTTCTGTATCGAAGCAGTGTCGGACATCTGCCTTCAGGATATAGAACTTCTTTCCTTTATAGCCTTTTATCCACTTTTCGACTTGTTTCTTTCCGCTGTGACAACCTCTGTTCGGTATGCTTCCCAGTGCGTGTTCATACAGTCCATGAAGCACGATCGGTTGAAGCTGCTTTATGATGCAATGATGCACGACCTGTTCATACTGAAATTCAGGTTTTATGATCTCCCTGACCTTTCCGCAACTGTATTCGTTTATTAGCATCTTTTTATGTTCTGGCGGTTGATATGTTTCTTCTTCCAGCATTTTTTGAAGTGCTTTCACATGTTCCTGAAGACATTGCGGTTCAGGTCTGTCGTTTCCGACTTCTCTTTCTTCCTTCAGCACTCTGGCGACTTCGGGACGTGTCGTCTTGCGCTTTGCTGCATCGCGAAAACATTGTGTGATATTTTCTTCCTTCAGCAATTCTTCAAATATATGTTTATATGTCTTCATTCAAAAGGTTTCCTTCTTAACACCTGTTGCGCGTTCACGGCTTTCGCCCTACTAGCACAACCCTTTCTTCGGTTTAACTTTCGCCAAGTGGCGCGGAATATCGTGTGCATTAGGTTATTGTCCCATGATTGTTAAGAGTGAGAGCCGCCGATGTTCCAATTCGTATTCGAAGCAGTGTTGTTCAAGTTGACGTAAGCACCGCAGTTCGCGCCGTTGTTGGTGTTACCACCGACAAGCGCGACCGCAAGGCAGAAGCATCGGAAGGCGCACACAATATCCCTATTATTTAATTTTTCTTTTTACTTACACTTCAAGGGGGATTGCTCCCCCTGTCCCCCTGTGCGGCTATGCCGCCAAAGGTTCTTCGCAAGAAGGCGAGCCGCCGATGCCCCAATTCGTATTCGAAGCAGTGCTGTTCAAGCAGACGAAAGCACCGCAGTACGCGCCGCTGTTGGTGTAACCACCGACAAGCGCGACCGCAACAATCGTCACGTTGATCCAGTAATAGCAACAACGATATGTCGAAGCACTGCCGCCGACAGATTTGACAAATCGTCCATAGCGCGTCATCAATGTGTCTTTCTGCCATCCTTCTGTCTTGCACGCTGTTCCGACTTTTATGTAGTCTTTCCCTGTCAGGTTATAAGGCGGCGACATCTTCACTTTGATTGTTCCGTTATCGCATATATAGCCCACAAGTCTGTCCCAGCGGTTTCCCCATAGTTTTTCGCAATAGAACGCTTTGACCTCATGCGTTCCGTCATTATATCCGAAGAACTGTCCTTTTGTGTCCAGTGTTCCTGTCACAACTTTTCCGTAGTCTTTTGATGAATCATTGACATATGTGCTGCATACGCCCTGACCGAACTTCGCCTGAAAGTTTTCAGACTTACTGATCAATGTCAGAAGGCTTTCGATCAGGTTTCTTCTGCTCCATGAAATGATCGTCCAGCCTGTTCCGTTTGCTGCTGCTCTGCTGATCTCTGTTTGTGCGTTTGTGTTGCAGTCCAGTTTCTTTCCTGACAAGCTGCGAAGTTTCGCGCCGTCATAGCTGCCGCCGTACATAGGCATGTACATATGATCTGCAACGCTTCCATCTTCTCTTGTGTATGCGTCTGCGTTGTAGTTGCTGTCAACTCTTGTGTCAGATACGATGATATATTCATAGTTTCCGACTTCGTACTGACACAGCCACATCAAAGGAAATTCAGACATCGCATTCAGTGTCGTTGATGCGTCCCCGACATCGGATGCAGTGCCATCCAGCTTCTTTGAATGGTCTGTGTGGTTTAATTCATACGCGACTGTTCTGTCTGCCTTCAGCATGACTGGTCTGTTCTGTTTAATAAAGAACACTTCGCCCCATGAACCGAAGTCAAATGATCCGTCTGTGAAGTTCATCTTTGCTGGCGTGAATCCTGCTGCATCATACAGATATGTGATACGCGTGTCAGGATTGCTATCAGCCTTGTTGATCTTGATTCCATATCGCTTGACATTGCTGAATTTTCCATCTTTGTCCTGAAGCTGTGCCAGTATGCCAGTAGTGTCAGCTTTTACCGCGTCAAGCGTTTCTTTGTCTGCTACATAAAGCCTTGCCATTTCTTTTTCCTCCTGTTATGTTGTTTCTTCCAAGTACACAAGCCCTGCTTCAACGCCGATTGTGTACTTCTTCCCTGTTGCAGAATCCGACATTGAATTGATCCCCTTCTGGATGTCCTTGCAAGCTGCCGCGCCTGCCTGTGCTGCTGCTGCCTGCTGCTGTGCCGACTGTGCTGCTGCGTTTGCTGCTGATGTCGCCTGCTGCATGTTTGCGTTGAAGTTGCTGATCTCCGAATAAATCTTTGCAAGGTTTTCTGTGTCAACAACTGGCTGAAGGTCAAGAAACTTATCTTTTCCGTTTCCAATTCGCAAGATGTACTTTCCTGATGCAGTTTCTTCAACGCCCCATTCATTCACTTCAAGGATGCGTCCTGAAGCCTTCCAGTTCGCTGTCGTGTCCTTCTTCGGTTTGACTGTCCATGTTGCCATTGTGTTTCCTCCTTCCTACACTGTGCCTGCGTCTGCTTCACATTCCTCTGTTGTGAATGCTGTTCCGCCATCGCAAGTCATCGGATCAATGCTGATCGCTGTGCCGCCGTCAATCGTGCTTCCGACTGCTCCCTTGATGTCCAGCATCTTTTCATACATTTTTTGCAATTCTTCCTGTGACTTGTATGTTTCTTCAGCGCGTGCCGCTGCCGTGTTTGCTTTTCCTGCTGCTGTATTCGCTGAAGAAGCAGCATTGTTCGCCGCCCCTGTCGCTTCCTGCATGATCTGAAGCTGCTGTTGTCTTGCCGTTTCCGCTGTTTCCCTGTCCTTTTCACTTTTGTTTCTTCGGGCTTCAGCATTTATCCTGTCAACCTCTGCCGATGCTCTGGCAGCTTCAGCAACCTTCATCGCAGCTTCTACCGACAAAATATCCTGTTTTGTTTGAACTATATTGTCGATGTACCGCTGCACTTTGTTTTCAAGTGCCGTGATCTCGTTGCAGCTTTCAATCGCAGCATCATTCCTGTTTGTTTCTTCGATCTCGATTGTGAACGCCTGTGAAGATAACACATACACGTTCTGCGCGTCCCTGATCTCAATGTCGCAGTGCGCTGTTCCTGCTGCTGCAAGTGCCTGATTTGTCAGTTCGACCATGACTTTGTTGTCCGTCACTTTGCATTCGTTATAGCAGAAGTGTTTGTCAGGCTTCTTGATATTTGCGATCGCAATGTACCCTGTCGGGATCGTGAATACCTTGCCATTATTCGTCAGCGCGATCCTGATGAATCGTGTGCGCTTGTCGCCCTGCTTCGCAGATGCCATATACAAGCGTTCATCGCCTGTCAGTTCCAGTGTTATGTCAGTTATTAGCTGCATTTGTTCTGTCGCCATTGTCGTCCCCTCCTTCCTGATCTGTGTCAGGTTCGGTCTTCAATGTTTTCTTTGCTGCTGCCTGTACCTTTTCAAGTTCTTCTTTCAGTTTCTTGATTTCCTGATGTGCTTCGTTCATATCCCTGTTGTATGCATTCAGCAGTTCTGTCTTCGCCTGCGATTTGATTTCTTGCAGTGCGTCAGCAAGCACGCCTTCAATGGCTGTTGCTGACAGTCCGTGGACTGTGCTTGCTGTCACGATCGCGTCTGTGATTTCTCCTTTCGCACATGCAATTCTTTGTTCGATCGGTTTCATGCTTTATCCTCCTGTCAGCCTTCCAGTGTTGCTTCCTGATATGCAAGGATCAAGTCAAGTTTTGAATCCATCTGTGCAAGAAGCGTGTTCTTTGTTACGTTTTGTGTTTCTGTTGTGTTTTCTTCTTCGATTCCTTTTTCGCCTTCAGGCATGTCAAGGATCATTTCATGTACTTCTGTTTTTGTATCTTCTTCGATGATAATATTTTCACTCATTATATGTTTGAACTCCCTTGTGGAACGGCTGTGATCATTCCGTTTCTTACACTGATTGATGATGTCGTCCAGCCGATTGAACCATTTCCATTGTCGTGAATTTCTGTGATTATCGGGATACTTTTTCCGTCTGCCACTCCGTAGCCATTCGCGTTGCAGTCGTGAAGATCGACATTGTACAAGTCAAACCAGTGTCCATAAAAGTCACAGCCAAGATGGATGCCGTACTGGTCATATATACTATTCGCGCGTGAGAAGCACAACATTGTTGTGTATGATCCTGCGCCCTGTGATTTCATCTGCGCAAATGCCATGTATTTTCCCTGATAGTCCAGATCGAACACAAGCCCTTTGTGCGCGTTGTTCCCCGACCACTGGTTTGTTCCAATCTTTCCGACATAATATCCATCGCGATAGAAGTGATTTCCCTGTTCGTCAAATACAGCCCTTTTCTGTGATGTTGAAACTTCGCCGTTGTAGATCGCCAGCTGTCCTGCTTCCAGCTGTATATATTTGCTGTTGCCATTCCAAGCGACACGCACGTTGTACGCGTTCTGTGTGATCTTCGTGCCGAACTCCGAACTATTGACCTTCTTTTTAACTTCTGTCGTGATGCTGTCTGCCTGCACCTTGATAGCCGCATTCATTTCTTCTGTTGTGGAATACTCTGTCAACTTTTCATCTGTCAGATCGTTTGCACTCTTGATCTTCTCTGTGACTGTCGTCTTCGTTTCATAGGTCTTTGAAACTGAAAGATCAATTTCTTCCGCTTTCAGGTTGATTGCAGCCTGCATCTGTTCTGTCGTGCTGTATTCTGTCAACTTTTCATCTGTCAGATCGTTTGCACTCTTGATCTTCTGATCGACAATGGTTTTCGTTTCGTAGGTCTTTGACACGCCCAGTTCGATTTCTTCCTTCGATGCTGTTATGTGTGTTTCAACCTCTGTCTTCGTGTAATAGCTATCTTCAAGAACTTTCTTCGCGCTACTGTTAGCAATCTTGATTGCTTCTGACTTCGCCTGATCTGTTGCTTCCTGCTGTACTTCAGCGAATGTCTTTGTTGCATTCGACAGTTCGACAGTGTTGTTCTGTGGTGTTTCAGGATATTCCGTCAGCTTCACAATTCGCTGTTTTTCCTTTGTGCGTGTCTTCCTGCTAATCATCCAGACTGTGTCGCCTATGTCATAATCAAACACGCTGCTGTATTTCTCTGACTGTCTTGCAAGGTCAATCACATCTGCTGCATAGGCGACATACGGCTTCGACATTTCGTCCAGTTTCGCGATGCCGTCTTCTATCAGGCTTGTCGTGTTCGTGTATCGCTCATCGCTCCACACATATGTCTTGATCTTGCTGCTGTACTGATAATTTTCAAGATATGGCTTTCCTAGCCATTCAATTCCGATTCCGTCTTTTCCTAAAGGGATCAGGCGTGTATAAAAATCGTATGTGTCGGAAGTCACTGTCAGTTTCTTCAGATTCAGTCCTTCGATGAAGTATCGTCCGCGGTCTGATCCAATCTGTTCGTATATGTCGATTGTCTTTGTCAGGCTGTTGATCTTGCATTCTGTACGATATGTTGACAAACAGTCCTGAAGGACTTTCCATGCGTTCGTTTCTTCATCCTTGTTGATTGTCCTTTTCTTTGCGATCTGGCACACGCCAACCTTCCAGCCTGTTCCTTCAAAGGCAAATTCAAGACACGCCCTGATCGTCTGTTCCTTGCTTTCAAAGCCATAAGGAAAGACCGCGCCTTCCAGTTCTTCGACATTCAGCTGCGCTGTGTATTCGTTGAACTGCGTGCCTGTCTTTCTCTTTCTGATGACATATTCGTCTTCTTTCGTCCTGATGTAGTATTCTTCTTTCAGAAGGTCAACTTGCTTGCCGTCCGAAGGATATTTGAAAGTCAATTCCTTGTCGCCTGAATCAAGTGTCTTCACGATCTTTCTATCTTTGAAGCCCTTCAGGATTCCGACACGTTCTTTTTTGTCATTAAAAATCTGCATCTGTCATCCTCCTAAATCCACATAGGCTTGTACCTGATCCGAACGACTGCGTCTGCACTGGAAAACTTCAAGACTGTCTGTGTCTGCGTGATTGCTGGAAACTTCCACAAGTCAACGCTGGCGAATGCGTCTGCACCATTGTTCGTGATGCGTCCTTCTTCGCCGTCAATGATGATTGTCTGTCCTGCTGCCAGCTGCTCCACGATGATGTCATCTTCAAAACCGCTGATCTTGTAATTCTTCAATGCTTTCTTCGCATACACTTCAATGATTGCTGGTGCTTTTCGTGTCCCTTGTCGGTCAATCGTTGTCTGTGTGATTCCGTCATATTCCAGCTTTAGTTCATCGTCAAAAAAATAGCCTTCCAGCGTGATGTTCAGCTTGTATCTGGTTTTCACTTTCATTTTTGAATAGTCACTGCTTGCTGTGTATGCCTTGAACTTTCCTTTGTAGCCATCGACTTCAACAACGCTTGACTTCGTGAAATTTTCCAAAAATGCCGACATCGACCTGATCAGGCTGTTTCTATCCTTGCCCCTGAAGTACATGCACAACTTCAGCTGTCCCAGTTCCATATCTGTTTCAAATTCTGTCGGAAGAAATGCGCCTGTTACAATCTCATAATCGACAGCAAGCGAAGGGGGC